CTCGGCCGTCGGCCCTGGTTTGGAGAACCAATACCGTTCCCGCATCGGCCTCGGCGAACCCAGCGCGTCGCAGTGCGTCCAGTTCAACAACAAGCCCGCTCGCGAAGCCCGTTTCTTCCAGTTGCGTTTCACCTTCACCGGACACGCGGTTTTTCAGGGCGCGAAACTGGGGGCCGTGATCGTTCCCGAATTTGAATTCGAGCCGCCGTTGTGCAATAAGACGGAAACCAGCGGCCCGATCACAATCGAAAGTCCGGTGGTCTGGAATGATGAGGTGTATTATTCCATCGTCTGCCCCGGAGGCGGCATCGCCATGTATGGGGGGCCGACATTGCCGACGTGGGTCTATTACAATTTTGTCACAAACAACTTCGTCGGGGACGCCCATGTTTTCAGGGCCGATTCCAAGACGGCGGCAAATATAATGGCGCAAAGCGCATTGGACAACGTGGTTAAACCACTCATCGCTGAGGGCGACCTTATCTGCACGTCGAGCTACAACATTCTCAAGGACGAAGAAACCACGAGCCTTTTGGGAACCGACGCGCTGCAATTCCGCTATTTGAATGGAAATTATTTTCTGACCCGCTCATCGGTCAACGGCGTCTTTTCATCTGCCAACGGCCTGGCTTGGACGAATCCATTGTCCGGGGCCTCCGGGCTGCTATACGACATCGCCTACGGCAACGGAGTGTATGTTGCGGTTGGTGCGGGATTGACCGTGCCTTTCCGCTGCTGCGTTTATACATCCCCCGATGGGGTCGTCTGGACCGAACATGACGACGCCACCAACGTTTTTGTTTCCTATTCAGTGGCTTTTGGGGGCGGATTGTTCTGTCGTTTCGACAGTTTCGGCAGGCCGATTGTTTCGGTTGATGGGCTGAATTGGACGATTTACGCCTCGGTTCAAGGGTCAACCTCGTGCCGAAAGGTTCAATATCTCAACGGCAAGTTCTGGGCCTGTTTTGCACAAAACGTCTGGTCAGCCAGTAATCCCGCCGGCACATGGAGTCAGGGCGCTTTCCCGTCCGGCTATTCCTGCCGGGACATCGCGTTTGGAAACAACAAGTATGTCGCTGTGGGCTATTATACGAGTGGGGGCAACCATGCTTGGACCGCCTGGTCTTTAGACGGAATTTCATGGACCACATCGGCTTTGGCCGGTGAAACCGCCCTGGCCGGCGTGGTGTTCGCCAACGGAAGCTTTATCGCCTGCGGCCAGTCCGGGGCGGTCTATTTTTCAGGCAACGGAAAAACATTTTATTCCAGCGGAACCGCCGCCGCCGCCGCCTTAAATAACATTGTCGCCGGCACTGCCATTGTTACCGCCGAAGGTGTCCTGTGGTAAAAAACACATGAATAAGAATCCCGAATCGCCATGCCCGGAATTGTCCTGCGAGCCGCTGCCTCCCAAACCTAAATCCAAGGCTTACGCGAACGACACGGTTTCCACCAGCAACGAGCCGCTGTGTCCCATTGGCATTACCGCAAGCTTTTCCTCCGCGCTACCCGGCTGGATCACTTGGGACGGCACGAACTTCACTGGCGCGGCTGGTGTATTCCGGTCTGACACAAAGGCCGATGCCAACGCCGCAGCCCAAACGGCGCTCGATTCATTTGTTGCAAGTGCATTCTCGTATGGCACGCTGACTTGCGATTGCCCTTCCGTTTTGACGGCCATCATGCCTACAAGCAAATACTTGCCCGCGCCCGGCGTCGAAATTCTCAATTTCCACGACGCCTATGGAATAGGTTCAAACGGGTTCGGCGGACACTGGAAGCCGGGTTCTTATCCGCCCACATGTTTGATCAGCGGGGCATGGCCCACCATAAACGGAGGCGGGAGCGGCGAACCGTGGTGGGATGGGGCGTTTCCAACTTACCCAGTCTTGTCTGCTTCCAATGCCAACCCACAGGCCGGTAACGTGTATGCGTGGCGGGCAGACCTTCATTATTCTGTTTTTTGCAGGCTTGGCCGGGTCGTGACCGGATTTCTGATCTCATACTTTACACAAGCAACCTACGCCGTGCCAAGCGTAGGAGGTCAGCCGGCAGGAATGTTCCAGTTCACCGTCCGTTGCGTTAACGGCATTCTCGTTTGGCTTGTTGAGATCAATTCCGAATTTGGAGGTCTTCTCGGTCGTCAGAACGCCTGTTGGTATAAGTTGGGCGGCTACACGCCGGAAGGACCCTACCACCTTTGCGGTGGAAACAGCCCTCCCGGCACTGCCGTTACAGATTTTCCTGAATTTGCAGTCGCCGGCACGCCAATGCGACAAGGCGGTGGTGCGAGTGATCAAAGCATGAACCTTTCACTTTTTTCCCAAGTGAACTTTGTGCTTTTGCCCAACCAGGAATACAGCGACTCGTCACACGCCAAAGTTCTTTCTTCTACCAACAATTTCGTCCGCTATCTCAACACGGATGCCCACGGCTTGAACGGCACGTTTTACATGACGGACGGCAGCAACAAGGTTTATGCTTCCACGGATGGCTACACTTGGTCGGTCGTCTCCACCATCACCAATGCCGGAGGACTCACCGATATTGCTTACGGAAATGGCAAATTCGTTGTCACGTCCAAACACCGTCTGACGGGCCAGGCCACAATTTATTTTTCAGCCAATGCGATCACTTGGACTGAAGTTGACCTGCCCTTGACTGAAAACAACGGCGATTTGAACTCTGTCGTTTTTGGCAGCGCCAGCGGCGGGGTATTTCTCGCCTGCCAAACCAACCAGAATGGAAGCGGAACCAGTTTTTATTCCAGTAATGGAACGGCGTGGCTGCCGGTCACAACCTTGTCGCCCTCGACGCAGCCCCGCTTCGCCAACAATCTTTTTCTGATTGTCTCCAAGTTCGGAGAGGTCGCTTCCAGTTCAGATTGCGTGACGTGGACGGCCCATACCAGCATCCCCCAAAATCTTACCGCCTACGACATTGCCTTCGGGGGATTCCAGTATGTCGTCGGAGGCGTCGGTTTTATTTACACGTCGCCCGACCTGCAAACGTGGCACTCACATTCTTTTCCATCGCTTGAGAATTTTGTTTCCATTGCCTTCGGCGTCTTTGTGTTTGTCGTCGTAACCGGGCTTGGAAATGTCTATCGCTCATCGGACGGAATCAACTGGACCCAGATCATGTGCTACGGCCAGATGAAATGGACCGGCGAAGACACCGACACCATATTTGAACAAACCACCACAAGCTTTGTCATCCCCGCCGCCAACGGGACCGTGACTGTTTTTGTATATGATTCAAACCGGATGTCCTTGGTCCCCGGCAGAAGCGTAGTCATAGGTGACGGAACACATGTCGGCAGTTTTACCGTCGTTTCGAGACAATTGGCTCTTGATAACCCAGCAGCCAGAACAGTGCTGTTGAGGTTTTTACAAAAAGTGGGGGACTCGGCACCCGGCGCAACCATGGCCGCGGCGGCAAATATGTTCCCATTTGGAGGCAACACTGCCGGCTTTGTTCGCGGCAGCGGACAATTCTTCGGAAAGGTTTTTGTCGGGACTACGCACGACTTCGTTTCGGGCACCAGTTTCCCCGGCGGAACACTTGTGTCCGTGACGTATTATTCAGACACGCACCTGTTTATCGGCGCGGCAACCCTGTCCATCGGCACTCCAAGCCAAGGGCCAAACATCCCGCTCCTTTACTGGTATTCCCCAGACGGTATCAACTGGGCGCGTCTTTCACCGGCAGCGCCACAAGGCCCGCTCAAAAGCGTCTGCTTCCAGCAAGGAGGAACTTTCATCGCCGTTTGATTTCCTATTGCCAAAAACACAATTCAACACGATAGAAAAAGAAGATGTTACTCACATACGGCCAACTCAAAGAAGGACCTTGCAGCAAGATTGCGGGTTTCTGCGTGACCAGCCCGGACTTCACGGGCTACGTCAACCAAGCCGTGCGCCAGTTGATGCGGCGCGGCAATTGGTGGGGCACCGTCCAACCCATGCGAGGCTGCGTCTATGACAATTGCATCACCTGGCCGCGTTATGTCGGCACCGTGCTCGCGGTGAACCGGAACGGCCACTATTCCGAACTGGCCAACCGCTGGTTTCAATTCATGGACTGGTCCGGCATTGATCTGGGCAGCTTCGGCCTGACTCCGGGCCATCGGCATGACTTTCCAAACACCACCGTCTTTGACGGCACCACACCAGTTTTCAACCCCATCCCGTGCGGCCAGTCGCGTTACGTTCTGGTTTATCCCAGCGTCCAAGCCGATCTCGTCAAGACCATCACCCTGTTTGGCGTGGACTCCAACGGCCAAGACGTGCGCCAAAAAATAAACGGCATGTGGAGCGATGGCATTACCCTCACGCTCGCGCTGCCCTACGTCAAGTCGCCGATGAAGTTTCAGAAAATTACGCGCGTGCTGAAGGATCGCACGCAAGGCGTCGTCCGGCTCTATCAATGGGATGGCGTCAACCTGAATCCCGATCTCACCCCAAACGTTTTCGATTTGGCCCAATATGACCCATCGGAAACCTCCCCGGATTATCAACACAGCAAAATACTTGGAGGCGTCGGCCCCTGCGGCTGTGTCCGGCAAATCACCGCGCTCGTAAAATTGGCATTTATCCCTGTCTTTAACGATAACGATTTGGTTTTGATCGAAAATCAGGACGCCATCTCCAACATGATTCAGAGCATCCGTTACCGCGAAAAGGGAGATGCCGACCGTTCCCTTCAGTGGGAGAAAGACGCTTTCAGAGAATTGAACTACGAGCTTCGTGACCGCGTGCCAGATGAACAATTCGTCGTCACCTTCCGCCCGTTCGGTAGAGAAAGTCTAAACCGCAAAACCTTAGGAATGATTTAATATGGCTATCCAAAATCCAGTCCTCGCCAATTACTCGGCCAATCCGACAACCCAAGCCGGCTCCGGCGCATACGGTGCCGTGCCCGGTGCTGTGGCAACGCCGCCGTCAACTTACGAGCAGCTTTCGGGCGTCCTGCCCCAGTTGTCCTCGCTCACCAACCAGAATGCGAATCTAATCGGCCAGCAAATGTCGGGCGTCGTGCCCACGGATGTCATCAAGCAGATCCAAGATCAGGCGGCATCGTGGGGCGTCAGTTCGGGAATGCCCGGCAGTGGACTTTCCCAAAATATGAGTTTGCGCAATCTTGGCCTGACTTCCATGCAGGAGCAACAGACCGGCCAGAACAACTATCTCAACACCGCGAGCGGGCTGGGTGGGCTACAACTTGATCCCAGCCTATTGACCAGTCTCGGTCAATACAATGCCACGATGGCCGCCGCGCCGAATCCACAGGCAGCCGCCGACCAGCAGATGCAGGACTACCTGCAATTTTTGGACCCGGCATTCGTCAGTCAGGAAGCAGGGGCATCGAATCTTTATCGGCAGCTTACGAATCCAGGCGCCGGAACGAAGACAAGCACAGCCCCCACGGTAACAAATTCGTGGACTGACGCATTGGGACAAACACACCCCGGAAACCCACCCGGATAATTGATTTATGCAAATTCCTCCCTGGCTCGATGTCTCACCGTCGCAGTTCGTGCAAGCGCGCGAAGCGGGCGTCCGCGCGGGGCAAGAAAACGCGCAACTGGGACAACAAGGCGATTTGGAACGCGCGCGACTGGCACAAGAACGCGATTTGGAAGGCGCGCGAATTTCACAACAAGGCCAGATGGAAGGCGCGCGACTGGCGCAAAGTGCGGCAGAGGCCGCGCAGCAGCTTGGTCTTGCAAAGCAGAGGCTCGAAGCGCAGCAAAAGCAGACCGCGATGGAGTTTCAGGCCGGGCAGGAAACGGCCAAGCAGAATTTCATGCTTCGACAGACCCAGGACGCCGTGGCCAACGCCTATAAACAGGCGCAGATCGGTCTTGGCAACCAAAAACTAGATCTGGCCGGTCAGAAATTGAAGCTAGATGTTCAGACTGTCGCCGCCAAGACCGCAACCGCCACGTCAAAACCAGACCCGATTGCAATGAAGCAATTCGACACCGTGGAGGCGGCCTATTTGAATGCCGTCAAGGAATATCAAAAGGCGAAAGCTTCAACTGACCCCAATGTCCAATCAACCGCTGGGGATTTGGCTAGAATCGCCAAGAATTACAGCGACAGAGCCGACAAACTTGCCGCGTCAATGCAGGGACCTAAAACTCCCGCTGCGGCGTTCAACGCTGCCACGGCAACCGGCACCACACCCGGTCCGCAACCTGCGTCCGCCGCGCTCGGCGCGCCAGCACCAACACCCGCCGCCGGAGGTCCTGCTCCCGCCGCGCCGTCCTCGCCGGGTTTGCCCAAACAAGGAGACGTGATAAATGGTTACGTCTTCAAAGGCGGCGATCCAGCCGACCAGAAAAATTGGATGGAAGCTCCCTCGCAGCCAAGTCCAGTGCAGTGATTTTATGGCGGACGACATTGCCACACTCCCGGATGCGGTTGACGCCGAGGATTCCACGAAACAGAAGCCGTGGGAGCAGTTCGCCCAGAAAAAGCCGTGGGATCTTTACAGCAAGGCACCCGCCGAGACGAAATCGGCCACCGCCACGCCACCGCCGCGCTTCGACACGGCACAAATGTCGGCCTACACGCCCACGCTGCGCCAGCGCGCGTCAGACGCCTTTCACGCCCTGCGCACGTCACAGCCGGTCGAGACACTGCTTGGCCGGACTGACGCGGAGAAGGCGGCCGTTCCTGCTCTGCAATCCGCTCCGACAACCAGTGACGCCGGGGCAATGGGGCTGTTCACGAACAAGAAACAGATCATTCCGCGCGTTGACCAGCCCAAAACGGTGATGCAGGGAGTTCAGAATTTGGCATCTGAAATTGCTGATTCTATCGCAAGCCCCGGCGGAATTGCTTTGATGGCTGCCACTGGCGGAGGCTCGGCAGTGGCCACCGCAGAAGAACAGTTCGCCGCGAAAATGGCTCCCGTCGCCAAGAAACTGATGGATTTGGGATTCAGGGCACAGGGCGTGAAGATGGTTTTCGATGCCGTGCGGCAGAATATCAACAACCCGAACATGACCCCCGGCCAGTTGGTCGAGAACATCGGCCAAGCACTAATCGGAACGGGAATGGCCGGGAGAGCTTTCAAAGGAAAAATCAAACCAACAACAGAAAGTGAGTCACAAAATGCCAGCAAAATCGCAAGCGGAGAGGGCGTGGATTTACGCGAACAAGGGGCCGGAGTGGGCACGCAAGCACCACTTCGACAACAAGGGGAAACTGCCGGAACGAGTGAAGCCCCACAAGAAGCCCAAGCCGGTGCATTGGCACTGACGCCCGAAACGCCTTCGGAACCGGTCAAAGATCAAAACATTGGAACTACCGCTCCGCCGGAAACTGCGGCTCCGTCCGGCGCAGCGCCCACCATCAAGAATATAGGCGACAAACACGGATTCACTTACGACGCTGATTTTGAATCTGGTGACATAAAACTGCATCAATTCACGTTCCGAAATCTGCCCAAAAGCGACCCCGCTTATGGCGCAAGTTTTTATGCAAAACAAGGAGCAACCCCGGAAGAAGTCCTGAAGCTTGCCAACGATAAAGCCGAGGTGTTTCGAGCCGCAAAACCTCCAACTCAAGCCGCGCCAACTGAAACCCCAGCCCCGACCGAGCCGACCATCAAATCCCCGATGTCCGCCTTTGGAAAAGCCTTCTACAAAAACACCGAAGGCCAATGGCGGCAGAAAGGAAAGCCGTCCGCGTCGGTCAACGCCTCAACGATTGACGCTTTGGAGCAGTTGACGAAACCGAAGGCGGCAGCGCAGCCGGAAATGGTCGCAATGGGCGGCGATGTTCCGCATCCGCGACCTCAGGATTTTGGAACGACGGGAGCACCACAAGACATCTACGGCGTGGCCGAGCGCGTGCGCAAGGCCCGCGCCGCCGCCGGACAGGTGGCTCCCGTGCCAACCGGCCAGGGCGTCAGCGCAGAGGAAGCGGTCAAATGGGGTCAAGACCTGATTGCTATGGGCGCTGACCCGGAAGTTTCCATGCGTGAATTCGAGCGCACGCGGGCAACCTCATTCGATTTGATTTCGTTCACGCGCGCCTATGGCGAGCAATTGGCCAAATCCGCGCGTTCCGTCGAGGAAAAGTTCGGCACAGATTCAATCCAATATCGCACCGCTCAAAAAGCCCTGTCCGACTGGGACACGCGCACTAAGCCAATTCAAACTGAATGGCACAAGCAGGGCATGGCGCAGCAAGGCGAGACGGACATTGACACCGGCTCCTTCACCGGCATCAACCGCGCTTTCCGGGAAATCTCCGGGCGCGACCTGAATCCCGCCGAGGCCAAGACCGCCAGAAAACTTGCCGCCGATGTCAATGAGGCGGACAAAGCCACGGAACCGGCAAAGGCTGGCTTGCAGACCGCCATTGACGGGATTGCCGAGAAGGGAACGCCGGTCAAGGTCGCCGCCGATCTGGAAAGCCAGCGCAAAGCGTTCGGTGATTACGAATCCGGCAAGCCGATGACCCCGCTTCAGGTCAAAACGCTCTGGACGCGCGCCAAGACCGAATACATTGACAAAGGCAACGACAGCCGGCCTGACATCGTTCACAAGCTGGCGATTGATTTGGGGCTGCCAGTCAAAGACATCATGCGCGGGCTTGAGCAGACGAAGCCAGTCCGCCGCGCCGCCGACGATGTTTGGCAGAGACAGCGCCAAGCCCGGATGTTGAAAGAATTTGCCAAAAACTGGGTCAATCATGCCACAGAAACGTGGCTGCAAAAGTCGCTGCCCACCGTGGCGCGGACATTGTTCACGCTCAAAACCGGGTTGCACGGCACCTTTGCACTGGGCACGCACGCGCCGCTCGTCGTCGCCACGCATCCCATCATTTTCAAAAACAATTTCGGCAGGATGTATCATCTAGTGCTCAGTCCCGAATACTACGAGATGCAGCAGCACGAGATAGCCCGGCGACCGAATTACACCGTCGCCCAGCGCGCCGGTTTGGTGAATGACATGAGCAAGATGGAGGATTTCAGCGACCCGAAGCTGGCGCAGGGATTTCCAAAAATGGCCGCGTGGTTCAAAGCCAAGCTCGACAAGGCGCATTTGGGGAGAGTCGTCGGCATGGGCACGCGCGGCTATTCCGTTCTGAAAATTCTGCGGCAGGATTTGTTCGACAACGCTTGGAACAAACTGGCCGAATCGGAAAAATCACCAGAGTTGGCGAAGGCCATCGCCGATTCCGTCAACCACATTGCCGGCGTCACCAAGACCGGCGGCGGCGTGGTCGGCAAATACGCGCACTACGCTCTGTTCGCGCCAAAGCTGGAAGCCTCTCGCGTCGCGGTGATAGCCACAGACCCAGTTCGAGCCGTCAACAGCCTGCTCAAGATGAAGAACATGACGGAGGCGGAAAAATGGTTCGCCACGAATCAGTTCAAGGAAAAGGCGAGCATCTTTGCCGTGTTCACCGGACTGATGCTGGCCAACCAACAGTTGAACGAGTTGTTCGGGGACAAAAAGAAGCTCAATGGCGTTCCCGTCGCTCTTGGCGGCGGCGGCTGGAACCCGATGCAGAGCGATTTTGGAAAGTTCCGCGTCGCTGGAATGACTTTCGCCTGGGGCAGTCCGTTCCTGACCATGACCCGGCTGCCGTTGCGAATTTACCAGATCGGCGCGGGCAGCGGTGGGAAAACGAAGTATCTGATCTACCCGGACGAATCCATGTATAAAACCGGCGGCTCCTATTTGAGAACGCAGGCCAGCCCGTTTATCAGTCCCGTGATTTCGGTAATCACAAAGGGTGATTACGCGGACAGGCCGTTGCCGCAAATGCCCGGCTACGGGAAGCCCCAGCCCGTTCCAAAGCGCCTGGCGGCGGAAGGCGTCAAGCCCTACACCTGGAAGGAATTCGGCACCGGAATTGTCCTTCCAATCCCGTTCGAGGAAGGCGCAAACGAAGTGTTCCACTACTACGATCTTGGTCAAACCAAAGCAGCCCAGAACACTTTGTTGAGGGCGTTTGCCATCACGCTTATCATGGCCGGCACGGGCGGAAGAATGGCCGAGGATTGGAACAAGCCCAAGCCCCGCGCCGCCAACCCCGCTTGGTCGCCTCCGCCCTGAGTCAAAGCGGATTCTGGGGCGATCCGGGCGGTGGCATCGGTGACGGCATTTCCACCTTCGCCGCGGCGTCTGCCGCCTGCTTGAGCTTTTGGAACAGCGGCACGCCCTCCACGGCGGCTGGAATCCCGTTGGCTTTGATCGCGGCGTCAATCAACTTTGCAAGCTGGTCGGCTTCTTCTCCGGTTAGTTCGAGTTTGATGGTCATAAATCAGGCGTTCGGCCCGGCGGCGTATATCGCCGATACTTGGGTTGAAGTCAAGGCCGACCGCATTATTTGAACGTCTTGAATCAGGCCGGCAAAGAAGGCGCTGGTCATGGATATGCTCCAAGCCGAAGCAAAATCCCCATTGCCGATTCTCCAAAATCCAAGGTTGGCCCCAGTCCAGCCGCCTATAATCCCTCCCGACTGGGTATTGGTCGCCTTGCTTGCCCCGTCCACATACAGCGTTGAACCGCCGGCATCCGTCAGCACGGCAATCACATTATGCCAGTTGCCATCGTTGTAGGCAGAAGAACTTGTAGCCAGGCGGACGCCGCTGCTGTAAAAACCAAACCCTACCAACCCCGCGTTGGTCATAAAAATTGGGAAGTCCCTGGTCGCGCTGGTGTATTCCGGTGTGATGTTAAAACTGATCATTGAACCGCCCGAAGTGGTCGAAGTTTTGAACCACATGGAAATCGAGAAAAAGAAGCTTGAGCTGGTGTTATTGCCGGCGACGCAATACGGGGTGTAGCCTAACCCCCGGACTCCGTAAGTAGCCACAAATCCAGTCGAACCGTTGAAGCTAAACGCCTGACCCACCAGACCGGCAACGTAAGTGACGCCGCCAAAAATGTAGCCGTCGTTGATTGATGGCATTGAATCCGTGCTGTCTCCGTTTCCTTTCCACCGGAACAAAATCCGATACGGATTGGCCGGCCAGCCGCCGCCCCCGGACTGGTTGACCCAGCCGGTGTCGTAATTCGTGCCGGAATTTTTTGCCAGGACTTGCCCGGTAGTGCCGCCCGTAGGAACGCTCCCGCTGGAAATGGCCGACCATGCGCCGTTGAGCCTCCCGTAGGTGCTGCCGTCGCTTGGCGCATCGGTGAGTAGCTTTTTATTTGCCGCTCCGTTCCCAACATAAAGATCATTTGTATCGGTAGTCCAAAGAATCTCTCCGTCCGAACCAATCGGAAGTGTGGCAACCGGGCCTCGCTTAACTTGAATTAAATGACTCATATTATTTATACAGCAAAAGAGAACCTTAATCCTTCGGTTTTATTTCTAACGCCTTTACATACTTTTAGCAAATTTTGCGGCCAGATACCATACCTTTTAGCGCAGGCTTCGATGCTCTCGTGTGTGGTGTTATCATCAAGACACAAAACCCGTTTTCTTTGAGAAATGACGTATGGTGTTATTATTCCCATTTTCATTTGGCTTAATCTTCGTTTTGTTTCCTCGGTGTGCGGTGTTGTATGCCTCTTGCATCCCATTGCGGCAATTGACAGCTTTTTTCGGGTTTCATCAGAAACCGTAAATCCCAACCGCATCCGGCATCCCTGTCCTCCGCTGGCCAGATTGTATCCAAAACCCCTTTCGCAAGAACGGAAATGTTTTATCCATATTTTTTCTTTTTCCAGCAATTCTGGCTTTGTCTCCGCAGTATCTATTTGGGAAATATGAAATCCGCTTAAACCGTATTTCACCAGCGCATGATGGATCGCATAGTTCCTTCCCTTTTTCCTTCCGTAAAAATGCTCCATGATTCTATCCGTCCACGGAGTCTTCGTGGTTAATCCTATGTAGATTTTCCTGTTAATTTTATTCTGTATCTTATAAATTGTCACGTCCATGTGCCTCCGCTTATAGCATCACTTGGCCCGACTTTCCCATTGAACGCGCTCCAATCGGTCGAGGATAGATACCCGCTGTGGCTGGCATCGGCCTTGGTGACTTTGATGGTTGTGCCCGAGCCGTTCACCGCCCCGGTCCCGCCCGTGATCGTCAAAATGCTGGACGTGTTTTCCGTCAGGTTGCCCGCCGAGCCGCCGGCGATGGCGCTCCACGCCCCATTCTTTCTGCCGTAGGTGTTCCCGTCTGATGCAGCATCCGTCAGGTAACTGCCCGCCGGCTGATAACTTCCCGCCGGCTGCACGGCGGCCCAAGTGGCGTTTATCCTGCCGTAAAGAGTTCCGTTGCTCGGCGCGTCTGGAATTCCACCACCGCCACCGGCATTGATCGCCGTCACAAGTGTCCCCATCAGGTTGTGCGCCTCTTTTGCCCAGATCGAGACGTTCTGAACGTATTGCCACAAGACCGGAGCCGGTATCGGCTGCGGAGGAAGTGAAAATGCTATCGCCATCACGGGCAAGTTAAACCCGGAAGCCAGCGTTGGCAAGAATTCAGACTTTTAGACCAGCAGCCAAGCACAGCGAGCGGAGGCGGGAAACCTCGGATTGGAGGTCAATCATCTTCTGGTCGGACTGCTTGTTGTGATGCTGTTCCTTGTGTGTCGCCCACTTGCAGTTTTCGGGTGAATAGTCCCCGTTCACATTCTTCCTGTCGAGCGTCATGCCGTCCGGCCTCTCCCCCATGTCGCTGAGAAAATTGGGGAAGCTGTGTCTCCATCGCTCGTAAACCTTGATGCCACGACCACCGTAGTTTTCGTAGCCGGTCGCGTGTGGATTTTCACAGCGTCCTTTCATCGTGACCCACGTTTGGTAAAGTGGATGCTTGTGCAGACCGTGCGTGACGATTGCTTCCATCAGTTTCTCACGATGCAAACAGCCACAACTTTGAGTGTTGCTATGAATTAGGCAATGCCGTGATACAATCGTCTCTTTCCCGCAAACGCATCTGCATTTCCACGCAGCGCCGTTTCCTTTACTGCCCGCGCGCTCGATCACCGTCAGCCGTCCAAAGGTTTGCCCGACCATGTCCTTCAGGTGAATTGAATCATGGAGACACCCACAACTTTTTGTAAATCCGTGTCTGAGGGGCTGGCCACCAACGGTTGCCTCTTTTCCACACTCGCAGCGGCACAACCACATTGGCCGGTTGTAATTGTTTTTTTCAGATCGGCTAATGACGGTCAGGCGTCCGAATTTTTTACCAGTCAGGTCAATGAACTTTGGCATTTGTATAAAGTATCCCTCATCCGTCCTTTTAAGTCAAATAAAATCTTCAAAATTCTCTATTGACAGATTTTGTTCCACATGGAACGTTGCCTTGTCCGTAAATTGGTCCTTGGACAAGACCCTGCCAGCGGTCAGCCAATTCCGTCAGTCCAAGCGGTCGGCATCTCGGACGGATGCCAGCGCCCGTAAACGCGGGCAAGACTCCGCAGCTCTCTGCCGGTCGTGGGATGGCTTCCATAAAGTCGTAAGTCTCGGTGTCGCTTTGTGCGGCTCGCGAGCAAACAACAACAACACGCGCCGGTCATTGACCGCCGCAAAGAAAGAACGATTTTATGGCTTTTGGACCCTGCCCGACACCCGGCCTAGTAACCGGTTGCCAATTCACGCAACAGCTTGTCAGTCAAGAACCTGTGTATGACAAATTGATTTTGGAGGACATAAGGCCGGAGGATGGCTGGATTTTACACGTTGACACCGGCGAATTCCCGGCATACAGCGGCGTTCAGCACACGCTGGATCGCTTCAATCACGTCTGGCCCAACGTCACCAAGACGTGGCGGCCCACGCAGGCTGGAAACTGTTTGGGGACGCCCTGCGACAAGACGGAGCATTACATCACCTGGGGTGCCACGCGGCTGACGTATTTTCTGGAAGAGCAGTCTTGGGCGACGCCCTTGCTGTGCTACGACCAGGAGATGCACGTCACGCACGCGAAGGAACATTTCCGGCAGATCATCACTGACATTCTGAAGCCGGCCACCAGCGCGATCAACTCGAATTTCCTGCGCAAACGCGCGGCGCAGTTCGCCAATTACGCCTGGGTCGCCAACAGCAGTTTCGGCAATCCGAGTTCGGCGAATGGCACGTTCCAATACCAGTGGGTGTTGGCGGGCACGCACAACGACGAGGAATGGTATATTGATACCAACGTTCCGGCGTCGCACATTTTCAAACTCACGCCGCAAATGTTGCAATCCCGGTTTCAGCCGTTGTGCCGCGTTGGCTATTTCGGCAAGCAGCCGTTCAAGGATCTGCCGCCCAACATCGAGTTGGTGACGGACATGGATACCGTCTGGGAACTGGACCGTCTCGGCGGGCAGCAGGGCATCGGCGGCGTTCCGTCCATCACCGGCAACTGGCGCTTCACCGAATGGGATGCGACCAGCAAGTATTGGAAATACGCCTTTTCGGGCACCGTCGGCAATTACGTTGTGCGCGCGGACCCGTTCAACCTGCGTTTCAACTATCTGGGCGCGGTTGGCACCACGCCCGGGCTGCCCTATCGGTATCAGGTGGTCCTCCCGTTCGTCAACGTGCCGTCCAGTGGCGCGGGCGGCGCGCCGGGCACCAAGGATCTGCCGAATGCCGCTTTCGACAACGCGCAGTATCGTTGGAGCTACGTCTGGCACCGGAAGGCTCTGCAATGCCTCGTGGCCGATGCCACGCCGGTCAATCCCGAAATGCCCTACAGCTCGCGCAACTTCGGCGGGCGCTGGCAGTTCGTCATGGACAACCTCGGCGCGGACCAGAACGGGAATCCGATTGAGAACAAGCGGCGCAACAAGGGCCAGTTCATCGCGGATTTCAAAATGGCCATCCGCCCGCTCTACACGGAATTCTTGGAATTGATTTTCCACAAGGCCGAGCCGCAGTGCATCATTCAGATTGACACCTGCAATGCCGATCCCGGCTACCCGGCCCAGAATTACGAGTCGAACACGAGCGCATTCTGCACCAACACGAGCGCGCCATACACCGTCACTGTCGCGGGGCATCTCAATGCCACGACTGGCCAATACCAGGTCGAGGCGAACACCATCATGTGCAATGGCGTGCCGGTCGAACACGAGGCTATCAGCGGACAGACAACGCTGGCCGGCCTGGTCACACAACTCAACCATTTGGTCGGCGTGCTCGGCACCTGGGCCGTCAGCGGCGACAGCATCACGATTACGGGTTCCTGCTCCACGATCACGGTTCCGTGGATTCTGTCATAACCCGTCTGCAAGCGGTGGTAGCCCCTGGGCGTTCTGGTGGTTCGGACGCCCAGGGCTTCACCAAACAAAAACGATTTATTTTATGGCTGATGACTATTACAGCGCGCCGGAATCCGCTTCCGCCTCGCCCGGTGACGTAGGCGATGTCAAACCATCCAAACCCCAGGGCGACAACGAAGACGAAATGGAAGGTAACACCGCGTTGGTGCCAAAATCCATTTTCGGCTCGAAAATCCCCGATGTCGGCCAGGAGTGCCGGTTCAAGTGCCAGCACATCTGGGAGAACGAAGTCGAATTGTCTTGGGAAAAGGACGGGGACGAAAACGGCCCGTCGAAGGGCAAACGCTCAACGATGGATGACGTGGACGACACCTTCGACAAGATGGCAGAGCCGGCGGCAACCGAAGAATAACCAATGCCTGCCACCGACCCAACGACGCTTGAAGCAAACGCGCAGTGCATCGCCAGGTGCATCCCGCCCGGCGACCAACTGCCTGTCTTGATTTCGCTCTTTGCACAATTTGCCGGTGTGAGCACCGACCCGGCTTCTTTGGTTGCCGGAGCGCGATGCTATTCAAAGTGCATCGCTCCGGGCGATCAGTTGCCCGTCCTGATTTATCTGGCCGATGCCATAGCCAATTCGTGAAATGGCCACCGACCCACAGGTTTTGGTGAACGCCGCTAAGTGCTACGGCAAGTGCATTCCGCCGGGCGATCAATTGGCCGCGCTGATTTATCTGGCGGATGAGATTTTGAACAGCCCGGTGCCGCCGGGGGAAACGATTCGGATAACCGAGGCCGGTGAAACGCGGAGAACCGAGGCGGGCTACACAAGAATAATCAACTAAATTTATGCCAACGAAAACCATAGCACAATTGACGCCGAATCCCGCTCCGGCGCTGACCGATTTGATCGAGGTTGACGATGGCGCGGGGAACTCGTTCAGTGAAACTCTGACGCAAGTCCTGGGCTTGAGGATTGCACCAAACCTGAACGTGACTTGGACCGGCGTGTTGCCTCTTTCATTCCCGCACCTGCACATCGTTTCATCAAGCGGGTTTGTTCAAGTAACCGTCAATGGGGACAATCCAATCATACCGCTTAACGGCGTAAATTCAGACAGCTTTTTGATTTTTTCAGACCCGGATGCTCTCTTGACCAGCCTTTCTTTTAACAACCTGGTTGGTTTGACGAATCAAGGGCCTAACATCGGTTTCAACAATAATGTAGTTGCTATTACGTCTTGCCCGGCATTAACCAGCCTGTCGTTTCCAATGCTGGAAGATCTGGGCGGTAGCTACACCCCCGCCACAATGGCGTCTCTGACAACCCTGTCCACGCCCGCGCTGGCTTACGTCGGCGGTAACTACAACCCCGCCACAATGGCGTCTCTGACAACCCTGTCCACGCCCGCGCTGGCTTACGTCGGCGGTAACTACGGACCTGTCGCAATGGCGTCTCTGACAACCCTGTCCACGCCCGCGCTGGCTTACGTCGGCGGCAGTTTAAACATCAGCATAATGGCAGCATTGACTTCAGTATCAATGCCATCATTACTAAATGTAGTTGGATCATGGACCGTAGCAACGATGGCTTCATTGACCACAATCTCCCTTCCGGCAATGGTGTCTTACGGCAGCACAATAGCAGCCACCACCGGCCTTGGAAATCTCACCACGGTCACGCTCGGCACGCCGGG